GGAAGAAGTTGACTCTTTGAAAAAAGCTAATACAGCTTTATCACAGAGAGAAGCTCAATTAGAGTTATCGAAATTTCATCCAGACTTTAATCAAATTAAAGAATCAGATGATTTTCATAATTGGGCAGACTCACAACCCATGGAAATAAAGAAATGGGTTTATGAGAATACTTCGGATGGTAGACTTGCTGCAAGAGCAGTTGACCTGTATAAGAAAGACCGAGGACTTGGATTAGATAAAAAAGCCACAGAAGATAAAAAAGTTACTCAAGGTGCTGATTTGTTAGTTAAAACTAACGAACAAATTCAACCACCAACGAATAATAAAGTTATCTTTAAAAGTTCTGACTTTGCAAAAATGTCAGACGCTGAGTTTGAAAGAAATGAGAAATCTATTCTGATAGCTCAGAGAGAAGGTAGAATTACTAGAGATTAGTAAAACTATCATTTTTATCAACCAAACAAAAGGAGTCATACAATGGCTAATTTTTCTGGCGGTTCAACTACTAACTTTTTAACAAGTGTAGCAGGGCAAACTAATGCCTTTTGGGTACCTCAAATATACTCAAAGAAAGTTCAAATAGCACTACGTAAAGCTGCAACTGCAGAAGCAATCTGCAATACAGACTATATGGGTGAAATTAAAAACTTTGGCGACACAGTTAATATCGTACAAGAACCCCAAATAACAGTAAGTGATTACACTAGAGGTTTAGCGACTTCAGCTACAGCACTTACTGACCAAGAACTTATTTTGGTCGTAGACCAAGCTAAGTATTTTCAATTCGCACTAGATGATATTGAGAAAAGATTTTCTCATATCAACTTCCAATCTGTTGCTTCAGACAACGCAGCATACAAGCTAAGAGATGCTTTAGACAGTAATGTCTTTACTTATCTTGGTGCAGATGCTCAAGTGTCTACAACTGCAAATAGACTAGGAACTACAGGAACACCTATTGATATAGGTTTTGCTACTGGTGAAATTGACCCTCTAAATAGTATGAGTACATCTGCTAAGTTGCTCGACATTCAAAACGCACCTGAAGAAGGTCGTTGGTTTGTTGGTGCACCTGAGTGGTATGATGCTTTAGCTAACACATCTTCTAAACTATTATCAGTTGATTACAATGCTGGTAAAGGTAGTCTTAGAAATGGATTAGTAGCATCTGGTCTCGTTAGAGGTTTCCAAATGTACAAATCAAATAATCTAGCAACAAATGACTTATCAGGTGCAACACCTGCTGGGTCTGCAACTGCTCCTGTGGCAACATGGGGTCAAATGAGTTCGACTTCGTGTGCGTCTCAATTGAAGATTGTTGAAAGTTTAAGAAGTACTACTACTTTCGCTGACATAGTAAGAGGATTACTTGTTTTCGGAAGAAAAGTTCTTAGACCTGAGTGCTTAGGAAGAACAATTTACGTTATAGACTAATAATCTAATACTTTGTTGGGCGATTGAAATATATCGCCCAGCAACTAACTAAAGGATTAATTATGAAAAATATAAAAGAACAAGTAATACATCTCTGGACCGACCACAAGAAAATTGTTATCGGTGTAGCAGTTGTTATTGTTATAGTTATTATCGCTACTTAATCCGTAAAGGAATTAAATATGGCAAAGACCTATTTAGCTATGACTAACGAATTGTTAGTTGAGATAAATGAACCTGAATTAACAGCTATTTCTGGTGCAGTCGGTGTACAAAAACAAGTTGCTAATTGTGTTAATAGAGCCTACTTTGATATAGTAGACGCTGTTGATGATTGGTCTTGGTTAAGTACTGATGCACCTGATGACCCTTATTATGGAAATACTATTGTTCCAACAGTTGTTGGACAAAGATGGTATTTATCTAAAGCTCTTTCAACAGGGGTAGATACTGATTTTGATTCAGTCAATTGGGATATGTTTACTCTTGTAGACACTAACTCACCTTATACAAATAATAAATTAGCTTTTACAACTTTAACTACATGGAGAGCTAATTATGCAGAAGCAGAAGAAGAATCTGCTAGAACTGCAAACTATGGAGTTCCAGTAAGAGTTATTAGAAGTTCAGATGGTAGAAGATTTGGATTATCTCCAATACCTGATAAAATTTATAATATACATTTCTTTGCTTACGATAGACCTGCTGCATTATCAGCAGATACCGATACAGTTTTATTTCCAGAACAATACAAACCAGTTTTACTAGCAAGAGCTAGATATTACATATATCAATTTAAAGATAATATTGCACAATCACAATTGGCATTAGATGAATATAAAAAAGGATTACAGTCAATGGCTGATAATTTAAATTCACCACAACCATCTTATATGTCAGATGTGAGATTTACATATTTATTACCATAGGAAAATAAATGCCAACACAAGGAGCTTCCATTACAGTTGCAGGAGGTTTAGATTTAGTATCCAGTAGTCATGCATTATTCAGAACACCTGGAGCTGCAACTATATTAGAAAATTTTGAATCATCTACAACAGGTGGTTACAGAAGAGTAAGTGGTTATACAAAATTTGGTGGAGGAAGTTCAACAGTTCCTAGTGGAACTTCAACAGATGCTATTACAGGATTAGTTCCTTATGCAGGTGGAGTTCTAGTTTGTCAAGCTTCAAATATATATTGGAGTCTTGATGGTATAAGTTGGACTCAAATCAATAAAGATACTTATAAAGATTTAACAGGTACAGTTGCAGTAACTGCAAGTTCAGCAGCAGTTGTTGGAACTGGAACATTATTTACAAGTGAATTATCTGTAAATGATAGAATAAAAATTAATAGTATTAAGTATAGAGTTTTATCTATTACAGATAATACAAATTTAACATTAGATATTGATGTTGTATCTACTGCTAGTAGTCAAACTATTTCTAGAAGTGGAATGATTGCTAGTGAATTATCTAGTGCAACAGTAATATCAAGAGCTAATCAAACTAATGTTCAGTTTAGTAATTATGAATCTGAAGGTGGATTTGGTACTTTATACATATGTGATGGAATTAACAAAGTAGGTGAATTACAAATTACTAAATCAGGAAGTGTCTATACTTATTACTTTGAAGAGTTAGATAGGTCAACTCCTGTTAATCCTAAAAGAACAACTATCTTTTCAGAACGATTAGTAGTAGCTGGACAATCTGTATCAACAAGTACTGTTGCTTATAGTAGCCGCTTAAAACCTTATGATTTTGAAGCGACTGGTTCAGGCTCAATTGATGTTGGAGATGTCATTATAGGAATTAAAGTCTTTAGAAATACTCTTATTATATTTTGTAAAAACAGTATATTTGAGTTGACAAGTCTCGATTCTACCCCTATACTTAAATCTATAACTAAGAATATAGGTTGTATAGATGGAAATACAATTCAGGAAATAGGTGGAGATTTAATCTTCCTAGCACCTGATGGTTTACGAACAGTTGCTGGTACAGCTAGAATTGCTGACGTTGAAATTGGTTCTGTTAGTAGAAAAATATTACCTTTAATAAATGATATACTTGATAATATAGCAGACTATACTTTATCAAGTATGGTTATTAGAGAAAGAAGTCAATACAGATTATTTTATCATAATTCAGGTCAAGCTAAATCAGGTCAAAAAGGAATTATAGGAACATTTAAATTTGATGAACAAGGAATCCCTGCTTTTGAATGGAGTGAATTAAAAGGTATGGAAATTAAACATTGTTCTTCAGATTTAAATCCTTCTAATGAAGAAGTTAAATTTGGTTCAAATGATACTGGATATATTTATCAATTAGATACTGGTAATAATTTTGATACTTCAAATATTAATGCAAGATTTCAAACTCCAGATATGGATTATGGAGATGGTGGATTAAGAAAAAGTTTATATAAAGTTAAAGCAAATATCTCACCAGAAGGAACACAAAATAATTTAAAACTAAGAATCAGATATGATTTTGATTCTACAGATGTACCTCAACCTGGACAATTTTCAGTAGGAAGTTTAAGTAGTTCATCTTTATTTGGTGCATCAGGTTCTATATTTGGAACCTCTTTATTTGGTGCAACAACATTACCAAGCAAAGATGTTTTAGTAACAGGTAGTGGATTTACAAATAGTTTTAGATTCTTTACTGACGATACTGATGCTGGATATTCTGTCAATGGAATGTTCGTATCATTTATAGCAGGAGGAAGAAGATAATAATATGGCAGGTTATACACGACAAAGTACAATTGCTGATGGAAATACAATTGATGCCTCATTATTTAATAATGAGTACAATCAACTTTTAGCAGCATTTGTAAATACAACTGGACACAAACATGATGGCACAGCAGCCGAAGGTCCAGTTATTTCTGTTCTTGGAGATTCAGGTGTTGTAACTCCTTTAAATAAAATTTTAGTTGATACTGCTAGTAATCATTTAGAATTTTATGTAGATGTTTCTAGTGCAGCAGTTCAACAATTAAGAATTCAAGATGGAGCAATCGTTCCAATTTTAGATAATGATATAGATTTAGGTACAGGTTCTTTAGAATTTAAAGATATACATATTGATGGTACTGCTAATATAGATACATTAGTTATTGGTACTTCAAGTGGCATAACATCTTTCTTAGATGAAGATGATATGTCTTCTGATTTGGCAACTGCAGTAGCTTCTCAACAATCAATCAAAGCTTATGTAGAGTCTCAAATTGCAAGTGAAAATGAATTATCAGAATTAAATGATGTAAATATAACAAGTGTTGCAAATGAAGATGTCTTAGCTTATGATAGTGGAACATCAAAATGGATTAATCAATCCGCAGCAGAAGCAGGTTTAGTTACTTTAACAGGTTCTGAAACCCTTACAAATAAAACTTTAACAAGCCCAGTTATTAATACGCCTACAGGTGATGTAGCAACAATA